ATTATTTTTATTATTATTATTATTTTTATTGTTGTTGTTGTTGTTGTTGTTGTTGTTGATAGACCGAGTGGGTTTTATGATTATAAATTAATTACAACAAAACATAAAACTTCACAATCATTATTTAAGCAAATGACAATCATTATTTAAGCAAATGACAATCATTATTTAAGCAAATGACAATCATTATTTAAGCAAATGACAATCATTATTTAAGCAAATGACAATCATTATTTAAGCAAATGACAATCATTATTCAAGCAAATAATAATAATTTAGGCAATTAATGTCAAATCAGTAGCATCAGTAGCATCAGTTTTCACCACAACTCAGACACCAATCGTGCGCTTCTTCTTTCTACCGCGATTAAAATGATTTAACGCACCGATGACAGTGCGCTTTCCTGTGCGGACTTCTTTCAAAAGAGAGCGCTGCTGCTTGGCTTCTTTTTCTTTCTTTAGTTTCTCTTCATACTCGTTGATTTGGCACTGCTGCTCAAACAACACAAGACGTTTATGAAATAGTCCGATGAACCAATGACGACCAAACTCTGGTGCCAAATTAGCCCAAACAAAATCCTTTGGAGTGTACCCCCAGTTGGTCATCTTGCCATACTTTCCTTCCCGTTTCTCCACAGCGTCATAATGAACGAAAGCCTCCAGTCCTCCGTCGGGAATAGTTCGCCTGAGAGGAGTGACCATTACCTCCAGGAAGATCATTTCTCCCTTGCAAGAGATTCCTTCGTATTTTGGCATGTCATGATAAGACTCCGCAATCAAATAAACAAATTCACAATTATATTTTTCATTGTTTACACCTTCAGTAGCCTCGTTAGCAAAGGCAGCAGGCCAGCAGTGCTTCAATGGTGCCAGTTGCGGGTCGGCGTTCCAATTTCCATCCCCAGCTAAATTGCTGATAATGTGTCGGCGGCGGTCCAGAGATTTCTTACGCAAGGTGGAGAGGGCATCGTTGCTCATAAAGGCCCCTCCAAGCGGAATCAACAGTCCAGCCACGGCTTTTAAGAGATAAAGCGACCATCCCTTGACAGGGTCGAATCGAATCTCGTAATCTGGGCTGGTGCAAACATCCTCTCCATAACGCAGCTCGGCGAAGGTGTGGCTCAGACAGAAAGGACGAAGGTCGCGGTTTCTCACACCTGGCATGTCCCCGAAAATACGAGGCGTCTATAGCCCCGACCGGTTGTCGTGCCGATTTGTTGTGTGGTGGGTGGTGGGTGGTCGAGGTTGATGACGAAAGTTTTTTTCTTGCCTTAGGCAGTAACATAGGTCTGACCGCCCGTTACAATCATTTTTCACGGCCACACATTATTGAATGCACACGCGTCATCGCTCCACACTATTCTAACGACACTTCGTTCTTGCCCCAGGGTGTAAATACATTTTTAAGTATATTTTAATGAATATTATAGTGCAGGCTAAAATCTTTCAAAAGTATAAACTAAAATTATATTATTTACATATATTAAAGATAATTTTTTTATTATTAATAATGGACAGTTATAGAGAAGTTGGAAACTATGAGTTATCAACTTTATGCATGGAATCTTATCCTTGTCAACATTATGTTAAATTTAAAAATGGAAACACAAGGTTATTCACTAGTGATATAATTTATCGTATATTTAAATCTGAAGGATTATCAGACCCTCATATAGATAAGTATGCTGAATTTGTAAGACAACATGATTTTCCAACTCCGGAGGAAATTGTGATAATTAAAAATATGAAACTAAAAAACCAAGAAGTTATCGAAAAAAGAGAAAAAGAAGCGGATGAAAAACAAAAAATAATTAACCAATATAAAGCGTCGTCAAGAATTGATAAACTAAAAAAACAAAATAATGTCACAGAATGAAAATTTAATTGATCAACTAATAAAGACAAACAAAAAAGTGTTATCTTTTGTAACCTTGTCTTTTTCTTATATCAACATCTAAAAATCATCAAAATCATCTTTATTTTGCTCTTCCAATATTTTTTTGTAATTTGATGATAAATCACTTTCAAAACCATCAATATCAATATCAATGTCACTAAATGTATCTTGTTTTAACAATCTTGCTATATTTGGTGACAACTTGTAATGATATAAATCGAATATATAACTAGGTTTATTTTTATTTGTATCAATTAAAAAATTATTAAAAACATATATTTGTTTATCCTCTTTTTCTAATATTTTTTTAAAAAACCCTATATAATACATATCATTATATACAAAACTATACTTATGATTTGGTAAAAATGTTACTTCATCTATGTGACATATATTTATCCTATTATTATTACTATTAATCTTTAAAAAATGTTTTTTTAACATAATATATTATGAGTAAAACATTTTATTTTTGGTTTAATTAATTATTTATTAGTTATTATAATTAATTAAATTTCATCACGCATACTTGAAATAACTCTGCACAATGCAAGATTCACTAATGAATGCTATGTTATAATAATGTTGACACAATGTTCTCATTCAACACATCGCAATAAAGTCCAATACAAAATTGTCACACAATATATGCAATCATGCCTGACTTACCTTATTATTTAATGCTCGAACCAATAATAATAGTTATTAAAGTGTTAATAAAAGGCACTATAAAGATTGACTCTCTACGTGATTCTCAAAATGAAGAGGAACCCTTAAACAAATACAATATTTCTCCAGCCTTCCTTGGTCCTTTCCAAAGGGATTGTCTTTCCTAAATTGGATGAAACAATGCTTACAAAAATTTCGTACTTTAGACGATTTGGTTCTTGATAATGTTCAACATAAAAAATCTTGAACTTTGCAAACAAATCACTTGCACATATAACATCGCTTGGATATTCGGTCCTTTCAACATATTTTTGTAAGAATATTCCAACAAAATCATTTGACTTCCTGTATTGACTTGTATCAAATCGCACTTGTTCTGGAATTTGGTTACCGTGTCTCTTTAATTCAATGTAATATTGAACCAATATCCAAAAAAACCCTTCCTTCCACAAAGTCAACTTCTTATAAATATTGTTGTCCTTTTTGAACTGGGTAGCATCTTGGGGGTCAGGGTTGTCAACAAATGTGCTGTTGAAATTTACAACAACAATTCTTCTCCACATTGCAAAGTCATATGGGTCAATCTTCTTTGGTTTGTCATTACAAAGCAATAACAATTGAAATGTTGGACGAAATTCAATGGGTTCACTATGAAGTGCGCGAGCATACATCTTGTCTCCACCAGAAATAGCTTTAATCAAACCCAAGTTAATACTTTCAGATACATTTGACTCATGCATAACACCTAGTCGTTTTCCTTTCATTCTGGCTAATTCAGGAGTTGCATTAGAGGATGGGGTCCTTTTTCCAGTAATCAAGGAAACCGGTAGTGTACCAACATACTCTCCAAATGACATTTGAAACAGTTCAACCAATTTACTTTTACCATTGCTACCATTTCCAGTAAAAATATAAAACTGTTCTTCAATATCACCGTCCAAAAATGATGCAAACATTTTCATCACATACCCCAAAACATCTTGTCTTGGAAAGACATTTCTCAAAAAACTGTTAATTTCAATCACACAAGGGTCATTCCAATCATAATCATAGTAGAAATTCTTTGTTGACAATGAAACTAAGTCATCCGGTTTCGCATCCCGAAATGTTCCAAGAGACAAATCATATACTCCATTGCGAAACCCAATTAAATACTTATTAGTATCCAAAATCTCTTCAAAAGAAGAGGACCTGATAGTTTGATTGAGAATATGGTCTTCATCCCAATAAAAATGTTCGGCACACATACTCAACAACATTTTCTTCTTCAGTGGATTTCTCACAAACGACGCAAAATCAGTGCAACACTTTGCATAATAATTCCGAAATAGTTTCACCTCATCCGAGACATTTTCTCTCATATACTTGACAGACCAAAATTGAAATAGAGAATACAAGTCAGTATCGAACAACTTTGACAAATAAACGCCTTTGTTACTTGTAACCCAAATAATACCATTGAAATGAAACCACTTATTCTTTCCAATATCCGTACATACAAACGTGTTGCTATACAGAAATTTACTCAGAGAAGCAATGTAGTAACAAACCGCATCAAAAGATTGAAAAACCACTTTGATATCTGGGTCTTCTTCTTCTTTTTCTTCTTCTTGATTTTGGTCCTCCTCATTCTTATTGTCCTTTTGAAACGATATATACTTATCACACGCATTCCGAATAAACAACCAAATGTTCTCAAACATCACCATTTTAAACTCATTCCCACCATGAATTGATGCAAAATACACCAACGTAGAAATTCCTAAATGACTCTTTTCTGGACTCGGACTCTTTAACATATGGTTCCAAAAAGTTCTGTCAACATTTACTGAAAACTTTTGCATAATTGGAAACAAATCTCTCTCTGATGATACGTTAATCAAGGCCCACATTATATCTTCCTCTCTCGCCTTTTTTGAATTTATCATCTCTACCATTTGACAAATAAAATACGTGTCCTTATACAAAGTCTCTGATGTCATTGATATATTGATCTCTCCAAACACTGTAAGCCGCATAACTTGACAATAATGGGCCTCCCTGATAGAAGCATATTTCAACAACATTTTGATGTCAAACATTTCAAGTAAATTCTCGTTAAAGTTTCCCTCCAGTTGGTTTCTCATATTGTATCTAGAATACTCCAATAATTCCCCATTTAATTTTGAACCAACCATCAAAACTTTTGAATCACGCTTGAACGCATTACTAAATAAATTCGAAAATTGAAAGTCTTCGTACATTTCTTTCAGTTCAGGGTCATCTAGTATTCGGTTTCTTACACATTCAAAAACCAAATTGAAAACAATTATGTTCTTAAACAAAACAATGAAAACGCTTCTGGATTGGTCTTTCCCATTACTCTTCGCAATCATACATTCTTCAATATTAGACACATAATCCGTCTTAAATAGAGACTTCAAAAAGTAGAATGTTTTCTCGATGACTCTTCCCATAAAATGAATTGTCTTTTCTCCATTTCCACCATCGTCACTATGATTAAAAACAAATTTAAAAGTTGCTGGAAATACTTTCTTCGGTAGCTCAACCAACTGGGTTTCTCTTTTATCAACAACTGAAGAATACAACGATAAGAAAAAGTCATACTCTTTGTCTTCAATAAAATAACAAATGCCTGTCTCCACACACTTATGACTGCACTCGGTTAAGGTTGTTTCTTTGCTTCTCATATAGTTTTCATATTGTATCAAAGAAACATCTAGTTCTCCTCCCAAATCATCGTCACAAATTGTCAACCCACGTTTTCTGCTCTCCATACTTTTATTACGATAGAAGTAAAAAGTGATTTGTTTTCAGATAAATAGAATTTTATTTGTTGTATAAAAATAAAATAAAAATGAATATCAAACTTTTACACCGTTACTACAATATACTACAATATATAAATAATATTTAAACCGTTACACGTTTTATTTTATCGATTCGGGTTAATCGGGTTAATATTTTCTTTCTTGTCAAAACTTTTCATTTATTATTGTCTTTCACTTTTTGCTCTCATTTTGATAAAATGGAAAATCATTTTGATTTGAATACATTTAAGACTTATTATTCTTCTTTATTGGAACACATTTGTTCTAATAAAGATTTCCTTGAAACTTGTCACAATGTTTCTAACATTTGGAAAACTACCGACCACGCTTTCCTCCGATTTCTCGGTTCTTTCTTCTCAAAACAACCGGAACAAGTTAAGACGCTCATTCCCTCATCGAAACTTTATTCCGCAATTGTTTCTTTTTGCGAGAAAAATAATGACCAAGAATTTTTAAATTGGGTCACAACTTTTAATAACACTTTCCTCTACTCTGTGGCAAAGGCTTCACAAAAAAAGAGAACAACTTTGGACGACCCTCCTTCTTTCAATTTCCACGAAAACATGCGAAAATGCGAAAATGGTTATAAATATCTCGAAAGCTTGGTTGTTAAACTTCAAGAAGATTTAAAGCTGGCACAAGAAAAAAACGCCTTGCTGACTTTAACTATTGAAAACATTGCTAACGAAGAATGCGAACAGTTTCGTAAAAGAATGAAAACTAAAATCTCTTCTATCAATCAAGACCAAACCACTACTATTTAAGCACTATGTTCTGTTTCAAAATCTACTATGATTGGATAATGGTCCGAATTTAGTGTCCCACATTGCTCTTGATATTCGTGATATATGCTCACATTTTTAACCTTATTATATAACCCATTTGATACTAATATATGGTCTATTAATACTAATTCATCATCACTTGAATCGCAATTATCATTCTTATCCCACCAATTACTATATCGCTCTTCTTTCACCACTAATGAATTCAAATTTGTTAATTTATACACACCATCTGAATATTCCCCTTTTAATATATTCAACACTTGGGATATCGGTTTATCTTCATTTTTGTCGTTTATTTCGTTATCATAATCATTCATATCTCCTATTACTACTATTTCATAACCTTTCTTCACATATTCTATAATTATGTCTTGTATCACCATTGCTTGCCCTTCACGCTTCACACATCTATCTACTCGGTCTGGAAATGCTAAAAAATGTAGCGATATATACGCTATTTTCATATTATTCCAGTCAAATGTTGTTACAAAATGCTTACTTACTCCTTCTGTTCCTCCTTCACCAGTGTAATCACAAGTAGAAAAAAACACTGGATATGCTTCACGATTTTCAGTCCTTATTAGGTCACTCGTTGGCACTATTTTGGACATTAGTCCTACATTCTGTCCGGTGCTTGTATCGGTTCCTTTTACAAAATACGATTTATAACTATCCGAATATTTAAGTGACTCTTGAAGAATATTTAGTTCATTTATTCCTTCCACTTCGCAAAAATTTATAATATCCGGATTAACGTCGTCAATTATGGTGCCAATTTGATATAAATGGTCGTAAGCGACAGATTCATTGTGCCAAGTGCATCCATTGCCAGGACAATCCGCACTTTTATAGTAGTCTATAAATAACCATTCGACATTGTATTGCATTAATCGCAACGCATTTACATTGGCGACAAATAATGCAACGTTTAGTATTTTACTAAAGAACCACATTTATACTTTATTTATATTTCAATTATATTTATTAATATACAAATTTAAATAATATTTTAAATAAAAGCATATAGTATAGTATACAAAATCTATATTATGAGTAGAAAAACAAAATTTACTCGAAAAAAGGAAGCAAATAAAAAAAGAAATCAACATACACACAAATGTTTTAAGCATATCCATAATGGCTACCATGAACATGAACACAAAATAGATAATACAAATATATACCATGTCGGCACTGCTGTGATTGGTGATAATAATAGCAATATTGGTAATAAAAATTTTAACTATAAAGTAGGTGGTGCTAAAGCACCACCAAAAGAAAAAAAAGTTTTTCGTGTTGAAACCCCTAACATTTTTAGTAGTGGTCTAAAAGTTTTTAAAAAAGGTAAAGGTCCACAAATTGTAAGTAAAATTAAAAATTTTATTATTGGAGATAACAATAATATTGGAGATAACAATTATTTTGTAGAAAAATTTAAAATATTTAATAAAAAAAAAAGACAAGAAGCAGAAGCAGAAGAAGAACAAGAACAAGAAGAACAAGAACAAGAAGAACAAGAAGAAGGAGAAGAACAAGAAGAAGAAGGAGAAGAAATATTACAAAATACAAAAGAAATGATAACAGAAATGATAACAGAACTGATAAAAATGATAACAGAAATTAATCAATACGTGAATGATGTTTTAATAATAAATCTTTTTTATCCATTTAAAAATGGAAGTGATTATAAATTTGAAATTGATAACCAAATAAATGAATTAATTTATGGACCTTTAATTGAACAAACAAACGAGTTAACCGAACAACTATATGATACGTTAATTCGTGACCAACGTTCTGCTATGTTAATTCAAGAACAAAAAGAAGAAGAAGAAGAAAACCGTAAACTTAAAATAGGAGAAATATCAGGTGGCAATACAGAAACTATAAATTCTCAAGATGTTTTTAAATGGTATCTCGAAAATGATTCAGAACATGATTTTTTCAAAGGTGACCGTGCTGTTTGGTTTGATTCGGCAAATGAATGTAGAAAAATAAAAATTAGTGATATAAGAAAGCGTGTTCAACCTCGACATTCTTCGCTAACTATAGATCAAAACACAACTTCTAACGATTATTTTCTAGCAAGTCTTCAATCAAACATTCATAGCGAGGAAGCTGTTTTAAATAGCGTTTTAAAAGAAAATCCGACGACTGATTTTTTTTGTAAATATATACACTTTAAGAACCAGGAATATAAGGGTATATTTTTTAATATGAAACCAATTTTTAAGGATGTTTTATTACAAAAGTATTTTGTAATACCTAAACTAGATGAGAAAGCTAATCAAATAGAAATAATTTCAGAATACATATTTTTCGTTCCTAAATTTGAATCACCTGAAGACTATAATTCAAATATGATAACTAAAATTTTTAAGGATATGGGTATTAATTTAACTTCTTGTATGTGTGCTTTTTTTATGAAAACAATTAGTAGTATATGTAATAGTCTGGAGAATTATTCTAAATGCTTGGACAATCCAGGTGAATACAATGCTTTTTGTCAAGGATTTGAAACCAGAATGAAAGACGCTTTCGGTGAACTACCTTTTACTGAAATAAAACACATTGCAAAATATTTAGACCCTATTTCAACTAAAACTACTCTTACAAACGATGAATATGAAGCAAGTATTCCAAAGTCGGTAAGTGTTGACACCGCTCAACCAGTTTCTTTGTCTCAACCAAATATGTCTACAGGGTCAGATAGTTCAGAAACAATAGAAATGGATGATGTAGAAATTGATATGAATATATATTACATTTTAAAAGTATCATTTTCAATTTTATTGTTTTTATTATTTGATATTTCTGTTAATAGTGATAAATTAGAAATAGAAAGTATACCAACTGACGACGACGACCAAAAACTAAATGGACTACGAGTTAAAATAATTGATGAAAATGATGAAAATAATAAAGATATTTCATTTTATTTTACCGCAAACACTGTTCTAAGTGTATCAAACGCTATTTGTTATAACATGTTAAAAGGAGAAAAGGATTTAGAAAAAAATAGTTATCAAATAAATAAAACAGCAGAAAAAATTTGTGAGTTAGTTCCAAGTTCTGACATTATAAAAACATTAACATCTCTTAAAACATTTGGAGATTTATTCCAATTAGTTCTTGCATATGTTACCAACGCGGTCAATGGTTCCCCGCATGCTTTTTATACAAAGGATAGACTTTGTATAGCTATGGGTATTATGCTTCATAATTTATTAAATCCTATCCTAATAAAAGAAAAGTTTGTTCCTTCTATTGAGGTAAGTAAAAACTATTTACCTGTATTTTTTTTATCAAAAACAAAAGGTTTAGAAAGATATCCAGAATTCAATGATATAGAAATAGATAAAAATGTTTCTCCTGAAATTTTAAGATGTGACCCGATGATGATTTCTTTAAATAATAAAACTTATTTTTCACAATATATAAAGCAAATGGAACTAATATCAAAAGATTTTATAACAGTTTTGCAAAAAAACGTTTTAAGTGATAAAGTTTCATCTATTGTTCAATATATTTATACAAAATTTAAAATTGAACTCAATTCTGATGATTATGAAAAGGAATTAGATGAGACTTTTAAAAAAACAATTGATGATAATTTAGATGAACTTAAAAAATTACACAAAATGTTATTATTTCAAAAACATTTCGATGTTATCATCAATAATAAAAAAAGTCAAGGAATTTTTGCAAAAATCTTTAACTGTTTTTCGTTTTCTAGGAAAGAAAATGGTATTAAAAAGCACTTATTAAAATATCAACCGTATGAATGGTCACAAAATTATGACAATGTAGTTCAGAATTATATTTTCGAAGTATTTAACACTTTTGAAACTGTATTATTAGACTGTGAACAATCAAATAAATTCCTATTGGAATTTATTGAAAAGGAAAAGGATATTTATGAAACTTTGTCGTCGGAATTGGAAGAAATAAAAAATTATATTAAAGAATTAGAAAATATAATAAAAGAAAATAAAAGTATATTTTGTAGAGCAATACAACAAGCAATAGATAACAAAGCTGGTTCTGCAGAAAAAGCGAACTCGCGTAGTTCGTTTAATAGGGCTAAAAAACCAAACGCAAATTTTAATTTAAAAACGATGGAAACAGATGCACTTCAGATAACAGAACACCTACGTGTTATGGAAGATGACCTAAATAATAAAATTAAAGACTTAACTGAATTAATATCCCAATTAGAAAAGACACAAAATAAACAATTAACAAAAAAAATAAAAAATGATATTAAGAAAATTAAAAAAGACATAAAAAGAGAAAAACTTATAATTGATAAAAGAAAATTAGAATTAGAAAAAATAAAAACTCAAATAAATGAAAGCGATTATGGAAGAGAAGTAAAACCTGAAGATTTAAAAAAAATAAGAATTATTAAAGACGAAAAATGTAATGAACCATCATCATTACCACAACCTGCAACATTATCATTACCACAACCTGCATCATCATCATTGCCACCACACGCATCATCAAAAGGAGGTAAACATACAAAATCTCATAAAAGAAAATCAAAACTAAATAAAAAATATAAAAAGACCAAAAGAAAGACTAAAAGTGCACCCAAAAAGACTACAAATAAAAATAAAAGGAAGAATAAGGTTTCAAAGAAACATAAAAGAACTCGCAAGAAAAACAATATAAGGACTAAACTATAAAATATATAATACTCAATTGTAAAACAAATTATGTTACAACTCAACAACACACAAATGAAAATAATGACTACAACTATGCTAAAGTCGTTACAAATTGTGAAACCTGAAATACAAAGAATAATTGACAATAACAAGGTTTATGATATTGTCAATTTACAACTAGATTTTTTCAAGAAGCACAACTATTTCAATTTTAGTGCTTCTAATCCGCTAAATCTCCACTATTTTAAAGACCAATATTGGTTAATAGACGGACAACACCGTTTAGCCGCAATGGAATCATTATACACCAATCACGGACACAATATTGAAACATATGTGATAATAGTAAGCGTAAATACGGATGAAGAATTAAGATTAAATTATGAAATGATAAATAAGAACACCCCATTGCCAGATTTTTCATTATTTGAGAACATAGATAAGAAAATACCAGAAACAGTTGCACTTCATTTTCAACTATTATATCCTAAAATATGGGCAAAAACAACAAAAGCAAGAAGGCCTCATATATTTTTAAATTATTTTCAAGAGACATTAGCGTATATATGTGACATAGTAAATATCAAAGATGTTACTGAATTGCAAAATTTAGTAACAAATTACAATGAAAAATTAAGCAAATGGGATTTCAATGTGTTTCAAACGAGTTACAAAGTAAACGACAGTATGTATAAAATTGCTAAAGAGCAAGGTTTCTATTTGGGATTATTTTCGTATCAACCAAGTGAAGAATACGGGTTTCAATGGGCGAAAAAGATAGTTGAAGAACACACTGGAAAAATCATTAAATCAACATCATCTTATTCCAAAAAGAAGAAAATTCCAAAGAAGGTAAAAAACGATTCTTGGGACTGTTATGTAGGAAAAAATGTAGCAACCGCAAAGTGTATATGTTGTAAAATATCAGAAATAAACGCCAAGGATTTTGTTGCTGGACATGTTGTATCGGAATATAACGGTGGTCAAGTGGTAGTTGATAATTTGATGCCGATATGTCAACCGTGTAATAGTTCAATGGGGGTAACAAATATGGAAGATTATATAAAGGCACATTATCCGCTAAATTTGGAAGCGTTTCTGCGGCGAAGTTACGTAGAACCAAATAAAAAGATATTTGGATATAGTCTATTTTAGAATAAAAAATAAAAATGTATAAGAATAAATAAGAACTGATAAATTATAAAGATAAACAAAATTTTATAATTTATGATAGAAATAAAATAGGTGTTAAAAAGATAAGTCTGCGAAGAAATAACTTATAAAACAAATCAGCTACCACCCCGGTGGATAAATCAACCATAAAATTTTTCCAAGTTTTTTTCCATGTCCATTTTACAAAAAAAAATTCTTAACTTTTTTCAAATTTCTCTTAATGAAATTAGATTTTTTGATTTGGTTCTTAACGGTGCAAATGAATTTATTCAAGACTTGTTCATTTCCAAAATACTCAATCATAAGTTCATTAACTGCCTCTGTTTTGTATTGAGTTCTTTCTTCTTTGTTGCCGTAAATAAAGAATTCTTCACAAGCATTTAATACTTCAATCAACAATTCAATATCATATTCATGTGAAACTTTGTCTAAATGTTGCAACAAGGATCTAACATCGCTGACAAAAATATCCTTTTGAGACTGCAACTTATAGTTCTTCTTGATTTGCTTAAACGAGGCCAATTTTTTTAAATTATTGCAAACTTTTACCTTTGGTAAATTCTCCACATGAGGAGCAGAAAAAGATTTAGATAAAGTGTCGGAAGTACCAGTTGGTTCTTCTACAACATCAATTTTTTTTTCTTGTACATTCTCGTTTTTGAGTTGTATCATTTATATATATTGAAAACATATTTTTTTTTACTAAATATTATATAATTATTTATTTAACGCGATACAAAAATACAATTATAAAATAAGAACAAAAATCAAATACTAATTTTCATTTCTGAATATGTTTAGATTAAAAAATCCCAAAAAAACTAAAATTTATAAAATTTGTGGCCAATATTTTTCAATTTTGATTTCTTTAATAAGATTTTTTATAATGTATTTATTCAATTGGTCGGTATCACCTTTGCTTCCTCCAAAAGCGTTGTATGCTATTTCACCATATTCTTTATGTTCTTTAGATTTATGATTGGTTAAGCAGTGTGGATATTGTTTCTGGTAAATATTTTGCAAAGCAATAGTATTCATTCTTGTAACTCCAAGTAATAATCTGTTTAATCGTTTTTTTTCTTCGTTTTCTTTTTCCCATTTGTGTTTATCTCTGATATAAATGGTTTCTCGTTTTACATCACTGCAGTGCATAGGTCTTCGTGTATAATCAATACTTCTCAAATGTGTTATTAATAAGTTTGACAATGCTTCAACATAACCGCACTTTCCTAAACGCTTAAGGTCTGGAATTGTGATTTCAATTGAGTCCATAAATTCTTCAATGTTCATAGCATCTTTACAAGTTTCGTTTAAAAAGAAATTCAAGTTAAAGTTATTATTTGTGGTATTGCTATTATTATTGATAACAAGATTATTAACGTTATTATTACCGTTAGTAATACCATTAGTAGTGCTAGGCATAGTGCTATTACTGTTGCCGTTAGTATTGCTTTTTACCAATTCCATCATTATCTTATTAGTTTCATTTTGTTGTTGTTGTTGCATCATAATGGTGTCTTTAAACTCGCTATTTTCTTTAATAAGCATTTTTATAATTTTATGTAACCCTTTTGCACTACCTTGTTTCATTTCTTCTTCAAATTCGTCGTCACTTTCGTTTTCATAATTGTTTTCAAAATCGGATTCTAATTTATCGTAATAATCTTTATCATCATATTCTTCATCCATGTTTTCATATTCATCGTCTGATAAACTGTTATATTCACTGTCAGACTTTCTTTCAGAATCAGATAAACAAATCTTTTTGTGACGCCACAATGTTGTCCTATGATTAAAACTTTTACTACATTTATAACAACTTAATTTACATTCTTCATTGTCATTGTCATTGTCATTGTTATTATCATTATCATCATTAGTTGTGTTATAAATATGCTTTGAAGTATTAATATGTTTTTCAAAATTACATTTTATATCAGTAGAATAATTGCAAAAATTACAATTAAATTTCTTATTCATTTCTAAATATATATATTTTATTATCATATTTTTTAAATTATTTTTCTAATAATTATTTTAAACCAATTTATCGGATGTTGCATACAATTACGCTTAAATTTATAGTTTTATACTTTTGGATTGGTATAATAATAAAATAAAAATATGTTTTATTATCATTTATGATTTGTTATACTTTGTGTTGCAGTCAATGAAACATTACCATAAAAAATTGGAATTTCATAAAAAATGATTTGTTACCATAATGCTCTAAAAATGAAAAATTAGTGAAAATTTTATGGTAAGAAGAAAAAAATTATTTTTTATGAAAAGTATTTTGGATTTTCAATTTTGGACATTTTAAAAATGTCCATTTTCAGGAATTTCTGAAAACTCTTCAAATAAAGTGAATTTTTGTTACTGAAAATATTTAAGGGAAATCCCTCAATAAACCCACACCATATTCAATAACAATAAAATTAACATTGTATTGTTATTTTTTGAAAAAACTTATTCCGAAGTTATAAAATTTGATTGTTGATACTTTTTGTATAAAAATAATTTATACTTTTATACTTTTGTTAAAAATCAAATTTTCAATTTTTTTATATGATTGTTTTGCTTTGACAATTGTTGTTTAATGTTTTAAACTATTTTTCTCAAGTGAAACAAAAATTGCGTCACACTAATTAAATATTTATCATCATTTAAGCTGTCGTTATTTATTAAATTATTAGTGCAATTTGTAGCATTATTATTACTTATAGTTTCCTTTTTCTGATTTTATTAACTTCGTATTCATGTTTATATTTATTTCATTTTAAGTCATTTTATTCGGCACAATGAATGCGAATTTTCTTTTTGAAGTGCATTTCATCAAGAAATAAATAAAGTTTAAATTTTTTTAGAGAATAATCTTCAAAATCGTTTCTCATTGTGATTCTTGATGTTAATTTCAATTTCGGCAAGTAAATTATATATTGAAACAGTCCATCATTGCGTTTAATTTTGTCAAATATGTAACCTTCATAAATCTCTTCCATTATGCTTTTATTATTGGAGCACATATCAAGCAAAGAACAGTCACATTGTATTTTACGAATGCTCCTCATTGTGGTGTTAATATAGTCTAATTGTTGAAGCCAATTATCGTAAAATTGGTAAGCACAATCTGACAATTGAATAATATTCATATTTTTTTGTAAAATAATTATATTTAATAAATCACTTATTCGTCTAATTGGACTAGTAATATGTATATATGAATCCAAATGTAGCAAATTATGACGCGTTGTTATTTCAACATTGTCCACATTTTTGCCGTCAATATAAATGCCGGTTGTGCTCTTCCAAATGGTAATGAATTTAGAAATATCTTCTGGTAAATGGTCTGGTAAAATATCCATACTTTTCATTAATGTAGACCTAAAAATTCCACATTTATAATCTTTCATTTTCAACGCACATTGTGAATTCATTAAAATCATCAAATAAGAAACCAAATCGTGACTATTTCTGATGTTATTAATGTATTTATATTTTTTACACAATTTTTTAGTTTGTTTGAATAAAAGATTGTAATGATTATTTTTAATTAATCCTTGTTCTTCATAAACATAATTATTAGAAACTTTGATTAACGCGTTTGATAATGAGGAACTTAAAATTTCTCCATTTTCAATAATAAAATCCATTACAAACGCTATTCGGCGAACATTTTTTTGCAAACTACATAAACAATCAGACAAAATAGTTGGCAACATTGGACGCTTTTTATCAGGCAAGTATATAGTAGATATTCTACGAGAAAAACTATTCCATAAATTTAAAACATCCATCCAAATAGTGACATTAGAAATATAAATACTAATTTGATATTTATTTTCATTTAATGGAATAATACTGAACGCATCATCAAAATCAAGACATTGTGAAGGGTCAATTGAGAATATACACCATTTAGCATCTGTTCGGTCTTTTATTGAATCATATTTATTCATTATAGTGTCAATAATTTCATCATGAGATGTATTTTTAATGGCATTTATTGTGTTTTTATTAAAAGTCTGTATAGATGCGTTTAAACTTTTACAAAATAGTTGATATTCGTAAAAATGGTCTAATACATCAACATCACCAATTGTATTATTTAGGATGCCATATGGATGCTTATGGTCCCAATTTAGGTAAGAGAAAGTGACATATTTGTTTTTAAAATTCTTGGAAAATCCAACATTTTTCATTGTATATGGAATCAAAAAATAAGGCAGTCGTTTATCATCCGGAATGCATTTATACAGCATTTTTTTACCAAATTTTCCATATGTTTTATTGTCGGATAAAATAATAACCCCTGGCATAGGAGAGCCACACCGAATGCTAGAATGGATGATATTAACATTGTTATTATTTGCAAAAGAGAAAACATCATTTGAAAATAACTTAGACGTAAATGGATTCACTATAATATTTTCACATTTAGAATAGCTTATTGAATTAATAATTTCCCACGAAGTGTAGTTGGAATCGTCAATGTTTATTTTAAAATTGTTATCATTATCAATAGTAGTCATAATAATATTAACAATTTGTTATTAATATTATTATCAAAATATCTTTATTATTGTTTAACAAACAACTTTATCAACTTAAACAAATGTTTTAAGACTGTTTAGGTGTCATTCAAGTTGAATTAATAAACAAAAAATCTAAAAAATACACAACAGAATTAGTATAGACCTCAACCTCCACTTTGAGCCCTAATTGGTTGACCTCATCCACCCTTTAATGTTACCTCTACTTTTCTAGATTTTCTAGATTTTCTAGATTTTTTAGGTTTTCTAGTCTTTTTAGGTTTTCTAGATTTTGTAGATTTATTGTATGACGATTTCCTTTTTCTCGTTTTACATTTTTTTGATGTTATTTTAAATGAAAGAACCTTTTTCAATAAATTGAACATAATATATATTATGTATATAAAATAATTATTGATATGGTTCAACCTTATTTTCAATATTTTCAATATTTTCAATATTTTCAATACTTTTCTTGTGTTTTTCTTGTTCAATATTTTCGTCAGAGTGCTTAAATTTTTCTCGTAAATTTGTATCATTAAATTTATTTTCTATTGTTAAATTTTTTACATTATTAGATTTCCTACGAACATTCTGAACTTGTAACGCATACATAAATAAATAAGGACTAATTGTGAGATTGTTCATATAAGTTCTGTATTTCAAAATAGATAATGAACTATTTTCGCTAAATTGAATACTATACCACCAATAAGCAGGAATGAAAAGTGTGCAACCTACATTTAAATCAAATTCAAGGCATTTTACTTTATCAAATTCAGATGAGAATTGAGGTTGAACACTCCAAGGATTGATTGGCGAAGAAAATTCAAAATTTTCGTAATCGTAATTTGGAAATAAGTATTTTGTGCTTTTTGGAGGAGCCAATTTTATTTTTACATTTCCTTGTGTCGGCATAAAAAAATTGCGATAATTAATTTCGTAACGAAACGGAGTATGACATTTATTGCTTCCTCTTAAAATATCATAATAACAATTAGATACCATATGCGGTCTTAAAAAAATGTCATTATATTTAAAAACTTTTAAAACACCTGTTTCTTTTAAAAAGTCTGAATTATTTTCTGAAAAATAAGACGCAGATTTGTCATCAGTTAACAATGTATTTAAAGAATGTAATGGTAATGGCATATATGTTTCTTCTTCTTTTTTGTGAATATCATTTATGTTTCTAATTTTCATGTCAAAAGCGTAATATTTATTTAATATGTTGGTGATATTAGTTTCATTAACTAAATTTGCATTGTTAAAGTAAAAAATAGTCGGTTGTCTCATATTGCAAATTTCTTCAAACTTTTGTTTAGATGGTTGTTCTATTTCATAAATTTCCAAATCATTACTAGTTTTTAAATGATACTGAATATGTAAATAAATAAATAAAATTATGCAAAAAATAAAAATGTTAATTATAGTTTTCATATATTTATATAAAATTTATAATAATAAATAAGTTAAAAAACGAATTCTAGTTTTATTAAAATGTAGGTTTCACAAAAAGTCGGTTTCTTTCAAAATAGTTGCTATTATGATAATTTTCTTCATCAGAATCACTTACATCTTCCACAATAAGATTTACATTTTGAAAATCTTTATGGACGTTTATTTCTTCCGCATTAATTTCTTCTTGTTTGTCACATTCATCATCATAGTCACATTCTTCTTCATCGTCATCATCGGCATCATCGTTACAATCATTTTCACATTTATCTTCGCATTTTTCTTGAATATGAGACTGAAGTTCATCAATTGCTTTTTTATTAGAATCAATTTGTTCTTTGAGATTATTAAACATGAAAAAGTTTTTTTCAAGTTTTTCAATACGTTCAACAATTGCGGTTAAAACAGAGTTGTCAAGTTCATTATTATTATTATTATTATTATTGTTATTATTATTATTTGTAGAATAAACTTGATTTTCATTATTATCATCATTGTCATAATTCATCTCATTATCAGTTTCCATTCCCCCGAAAATTATTTTTTCGAGGTAGAAAATTTTTTGTGATAATAAACTGACAGCTTGATTTATATGAATTTTTTTATTAGACTTTACTAGTGCATTACTTTGGAAAGACAATGAACTATAACCATTATTTAAATTTGACATAAAATTGTTTTGATTTTGAATAGATTGGTCGTGTGATTGTGCTTGTGGATGAATAAATTGTTGTTGTTGTTGTTGTTGTTGTTGTTGTTGTTGTTGTTGTGGTTGTGGTTGTGGTTGTGGTTGTGGTTGTGGTTGTTGTTGTTGTTGTGGTTGTGGTTGTGGTTGTGGTTGTTGTGGTTGCGGTTGTTGTTGTTGGATCATTTGTTGGTACGTTTGGGATTTGTTAGGAATAGCATTAAATCTTCCTCTAGATGCGATAGACCTTCTAGGATTATTATTATTTACAGGAGCAATAGATTTTTGCATAGTGACACGTTTTTGTTGTGCTGATGCCATTGCTCTTAAACTACTCATAATATAATAATAAAAATATTAAATCTTTATAAATATTCCGCACGAAAAGAACAATAAAACAACCTTAAAATTATGCAACCATATCCATTTTTATTTGTGCGTGATGTTGGTAATTATTTATTTTAAAATCACTTAAAATGTAGTCATTAATATTTTCACGTTTATTTAGAATTTCAATGGTAGGAAAATCTTTAGGGTTGCGTTTAATTTGCTCGTTCATTTGTTTTAAATGAGGTTCATAAATATGAGCGTTTCCTATATAATGAATAAATTCATATGGTTCTAAATCACAATGTTTAGCAATTAAATGAGTTAAAAAACTATAAGAAGCAATGTTAAATGGTTGACCTAAAGCACAATCACAACTTCTTTGATATAAACTGCAACTTAGTTTATTATCAATAACATTAAATTGAAACAACACGTGACACGGTGGTAAAACCCCTTCATTAATTTGACAAGGGTTCCACGCAGAAACAACAAGTCGTCTAGAATAACGTTTTTCTGGGTCTTTTAAACAATTAATAACTTCTTGTAATTGGTCTACACCTTTGCCGTCATAATTAGCATCACAATCATCGTAATGTGCGTTAAAAAATCGCCATTGGTAACCATATAAAGGACCTAAATCTGCATCTTTATAATGACTTAATCCACGAGATTCTTTAAATTCAGGTGTAGCATTTCCGTCCCAAATATGCACATTTTGGTTGTTTAAAATTTGATTACTAGTTTGACCTTTAATAAACCATAAAAGTTCTTTTAGACAAGTTTTCCAAGCAGTTTTTTTGGTAGTTAAAATAGGAATTTTATTGTTTTCTAATGAGAAATGTAGTGCTGAACCATAAACACATTTAGTAAAACCATTTCGTCCTTTTTGTAAAGTTCCATAAATCAAAATATCTTCGAGTAAATTCAAATATTGAAACTCTTCATGAAAGAAATTGCTACTTAAATCAGTAGAAAATTTATTGCGTGACTTATATTTATTGATTTCTAAAGTTTTTTTTAACATTACAACGAAACAATAATAAAATATATTTGAAAGCAGTATTTAAATTCAAATTTGGATAAATATATATTTGAAATAATCAAAAATAAAACAATTAAAATAAAGAATATAGTATGAAAAATATAGTTAAATTAATTATTTCATAATTAAAATCTTAATATAAATCATATAAAGATAATGAGTAGTTTAGACACTTCCAAAGATTTTTTCAAACATGTTTTTAATATGAACGAAGAATCTAAATCAGATATGATGAATATAGTTCAATATGCTGTATTGTCAGTTACACCTGTAGTATTATTAAATAAAACAATGTCTAAATATGTTCCTGAAGCGGATGAATCAAAGGGTTCTGTAGAAATAGGGGCCGAGGTTATTCTTCAAATAATTGTAATGTTTATTGGGTTGCTTCTTATTCATCGTATAAATACGTTTATTCCCACATTTAGTGGTGAAAAATATCCAGAGTTCAATATTGTATACATTATATTAGCTGTTTTAATGATTACATTAAGTTTACAAACTAAATTGGGTGAAAAAGTAAGTATTTTAAGCGATAGAGCAATGCAGTTCTGGGAAGGACGAGAAGGATTAACATCTCAACCGGCCAAAGTAGGAAATAATAGTGTTAAAGTTTCTCAACCATTAGCACAACAACAACAACATCAAGCACCCCAGGTTCATCTATGTGCCGACAATATGGCAATGAATAGCACACCCATAAGTCAACTGCCAATGAACCCAATGAGTATTCCTCCTACTACACAAACAACCACCATTGCCAACAATATGATGTCAAATTCTAATCAAATGCAAATTCAAGAATCATTTGAACCTTTAGCTGCCAATGATGGTGGTGCTGGTATGTTTAGTTCTTGGTAAACAATTAAATTGATATATTGATATAAATTATGTTATGTATGGACGAAAAATTTAACAATGATATATTTTATGGAACAATAATATAAGTCAATAATTTTTTTTGTGGGATTATTGAAATCCCTTTTTGGACATTCAACAATAATTTTGATAAAATCAGTCTAAAATAATTCTTATTACTAATTTACAGCCTCAAAACAAAAATGTGGGAGTGGTACATGTATCTCCCAGAACTTCTCTTCATGAGCACATCTCTTCATGACTGGCACACTCTAGGGGGCATGGTAAAAGATTGTCTCGCCATCTCTCGTCGCGTAATATACATCTCCGTATAGACTATACGCTCGCGCATCCCATGGGCAGCACAAGTACTTGCAGGTCACACAACTGTCGGCGCACGGTGGATCACAAGGGAGCTTGGTGTTCGCGTCACCGAAACGGTGGCACAGCGACCGCGAAGAGGTCACGGAAGAACACAAGCGCCACTAAAAAGACCACAATGTACGTATAATCTCTCTCTAACCCTCTGTCTATCCTTATCTCTCTGTCCCTCTTGTGTGTGTTTGTGCGCGCACTGTTGGCTGCTTATACCACCAAAATCCAACCGTGCGCGCACAAACACACGTATCTATTTCTCCGTCTCTTTCTCTATCCCTATCTCTCTGTTTTCCCCTCTATCCTTATCTCTCTGTCTTTCCCTCTTTCTCTATCTGTCCCGCTTGCGTGTATTTGTGCGCGCACTGTTGGCTGTGGCATGATAAACGCACAATTCTTGATTAGGGTTAGTATTACAAAAAATACTTAAATACTAATATCAGAAGGCTGTAATTTTATAATTGATGATATTATTGACATAATAAATTATGGTTTATAAATTTACATTTTTGTAATATGTTATAAATAACAACTATAAAAATAGAAAAAATTATATTATATAAAAGTAAAACAAATAATACTTTTATATAAAATGGAAATAAGCGACGAGAAAATACAAAAAGCATTTAATAATGAAGAAAATAAGTATTTATTAGGTCTCAATAGTGAAAAAATGGCCAAAATGATAAAAGAAATTATTGAAGAACTAGATTTGCCAAAGGAAGACGCTATTAAAATAAGAAGGTCATTAAAAGGTTATAAATATGTTGATGAAGTAAGTGATTTAAAATATGGGACTTATTTGAGATGGATATCTTTGAAACAAGAACCGCTTAAATTGAATTCAGGTGCATTATTTTGTGAGACCAAAATATCAGATAATGGGTTGTCAATTTTATGTAAATCTGTTTATGGAAATCGTTTATTCCAACTAATGTTAGATGATTATATTATATTTCAAAAATTAACAAACGAAGAAATTATATTATTAACAGCTATGGATTTTCTTTCTAAATAAAATAATAAATAATGATGTATATATCAAGAGCATATAATATGTGATTTATAATTAAAAAAAATTAAAAGTTAAAAAGTAAAAATAACGTACGAAAAAACGAAAAAATGGTTCCAAATTTATTTGAAATGAGAAATTATGGTGTTAAAAAAATATATTATTGAATATGGCGAGGAACTGATTATCATTACAAATGAAGTAAAAAAGATGAGTAAAATTTCGTGAGTAAGAGAAAAAAAGTTGAGGCAAAATTGGACATTTTTAAAAATGTCCAAAAATGAAAATCCAAAATACTTTTCAGAAAAAGTTTAAAAAAAATGGTTGTTACCATAATGCTCTCATTCATTTTTTGGAATTTTCATTTTGTGACGATAATTTTTTTTGAGAAAATTGTCATTTCAAGTAATTTGGAGGAGTAATTGGAACAAATTTCAAAAACTCAAGACGATAAAAAACTCATTTTTGATTGTTTTTAATCATTTTTACATCGATTTAGGTAATATATTTTTTAAGAAGCAATGGTTTTTTGCGTTTCAAATTGTTTCAATTACTCAATAACCATATAAAGACATTATATATCAAATATATATGAAAAATATTGAAAACTATGAACAATGTTACAAATTTATATGTGAAAAATGTGATTTTTTTTCAAACAATCGGAATGATTATAATCGTCATTTGAAAACAAATAAACACAATAATGAATCAAAAAGAAATTTAAAATACGCATATAATTGTGAAAAATGTAATGAGATTTTTAAAAGTAAAACCAGTTTATGGAGACATAATAAAAATAGATGCGTTTATACAGAAAACGATGTAAAACATTTGAAAAATAAAATTGATGGATTAGAGAGGGAAAATGAGTTGTTAATAAAAAACAAAAAATTTACAGAACAATTATCAAATAAGACAACAAATAATACAACAAATAATACAACAAATAATACAATAAATAATACAACAAATAATACAATAAATAATACAACAAATAATACAACAAATAATAACACTTTTAACTTAAATTTTTTTCTTACAAACACATGCAAAGATGCAATGAATATAAACGAATTTATAGAAAGTATAGAAGTATCAATAGAAGACTTAAAATATTTAGGCAAAAATGGATATGTAGATGGGATATCCAAATTAATAATAGATAAATTACAGCAAATAGATATAGCAAAGAGACCTTTACATTGTAGTGATTTGAAGCGTGAAATTATTCATGTAAAAGACAAAAATGAATGGACAAAAGAGGTTAAGCGTGGTGCAAAAATAGATAAGGTATTAATGGAAGTAAAAAGAACAAATTCAATTGCATTACAAGAAAAATATAAAATTAAATACCCACAATGTATGACAAATTATAATTCAAAAGAGCATAAAGAATATAATGAAATAATACACCAGAATTTTGGTGGAAATACAAACGATATAGATTTTCAAGATGATAAGATATTAAGACGTGTATCAAAGTCCATAGAAATAGATAAAAATAAAAACAAATAATAACTCATAATAAATTATATTATTAACTACAATATGAATACAAATATAGATACAAAATAAAAAATATAAAAATATAAAAATATAAAAATACAAACATAAAAGAGAAAATACAAAAGACAAAAGACAAAGAATTAATATAAAAAGAAATATTTTTTTATCAGTTCTTTGTTAACAAAATGGGTTTCCATAAAATGAATTACTTTTATTTTATATGAGTTTAAAATAGTAGTCGACAAAAGCAAAATGCCTGCACTAAATCCAATTTTTCTATCTAATGTTTTTAAAGCTTTTTTACGGAAAGGATTAAACCGAATTAATAATGAAACGCAAATATATAGCTTCATATAGGTTTCAAATAGGTTCAAATAATGGGGAGCAATTAAACTCAATCCAAAATAAGAAGAAAATAGGGCAAAATAAGAAAATAATATAATAAAATTAAAAAACGATTCTTCAGACATTTTTATTATATTATAAATAAATATTAAAAAAATAGTAAATGAATTAAATTCAGAGCAAATATATACATATATTATAAACAGGACATTATGTTGAAATCATGATTACAAAATAGAATGATTAACGTATACAGAATATAACCAATACCATAAAGAATTTATATAATAAATCAAAACACGAAAAAACAAGAAAAATATTTCTAGGTTCTCATATAAAATGGACGTTTTAAATGAGAAAAAGTGTAAAGAGAGCAAGTTAATGCAAAAATTGAATATTTAGCACCCATAAATATTTAATTACAAGTTAATTATTATAATGTTGTAAAGTGCGAGCACTAGGATCATTTGAAACACTAGTAGTATATTTTGGCATCCAATAACCAGGAATAATATCGTTACAAAAAGGAAAATGTTCGTCGAAAATGGTTTTATAATAAAATTTTTCGGTTTCAATATTAGGAGGGAAAGATTCAGAATTCAAATGTTGACTTATTCTATTTTGTAAAATTTCAAACAATGACCGAGAACATGAACTAACACCATCACTAAAAGCTTCTTTAGAACGCCACAAAATTTCATCTGGTAACAATTGTTTTTCTTTATAATTTAAAAAATGTTTACTATCAAACGCATATCTCAATAAATATTTTTCGCAAACATTAATATTATTATGATTTCTAATATGACTAGGAATAGACAAAACATAATTAACAAAAGTTTTGTCTAAAAATGGGGTGCGGGGTTCAAGACCGTTGGAAGAAATTGATTTATCAGAACGAAGGACATCATAAAAGCTAATATTTTCGAGAAGACGTCGTGTTTCAATATCAAATTCAATATCATCTGGACAATTTTTCATATATAAATAGCCCCCGAACAGTTCATCAGAACCATCGCCATTGAAAATAACTTTTGCATCACTATTTTTAGAGATATATTTAGCAATCAAATAGTTTCCAATACTAGCGCGAATGGTAGTTACATCATAAGTTTCAACAGCATATATAACTTCAGGAATTGCTTCAAACATTTGTTCTTCTGTAACAATAACTTCTGTATGCTTTGTTCCCAAATAATCGGCAACTATTTTAGCATATTTCAAATCTGGAGCACCCATTAATCCAATACTAAAAGTTTCAAGAGTATTTTGCAATTTGTGTTGTTGAATATAATTGGCTACCAAAGCAGTAATTAAACTGCTGTCTAAACCGCCCGACAAAAGGCAAGCAACAGGGCGTTCAGTAGTAATACACCTTTTCATGACAGCGATTTCGAGATATTTAGAAATATTAGGTAAAAACATTTCTTTGTTGGTAAAATTATAACTTAAAAAATTATAGGAAAAATTACATATATGATATTGTTTATTTTTATAAATAAACCAATTATTAGTCTTAAAATTCATTGAGTCATATTTATTAAATTTTAATACATATCCAGGTGCAAGTTGCGATGTGTTATTTATATTTGGGTTGCCATTTTTTTTATGAGGTAAACATTTCAAATCAGAAGCAAAAGAATATTGAGGAACTTGTTTATCAATTACATATTTGTGAAAAAACAAAGGACGAACCCCATATGGGTCTCTTGCGACAAATAATAAATCTTTTTTAGTGTCATATAATGCAAATGCGAAAACCCCGTCTAGCATAACCAATGTTTGATCTATTCCGTATTTTAAATACGTGTGAATAATAATTTCGCAATCCGAATTAGTGGTAGGGTCAATATTAATAATATCAAATAAATTTTTATAATTGTAAATTTCACCATTACATATCAAAATACAGTCGTTAATATGTAAGGGTTGATTAGATTCATCATCAAGACCATTAATTGCGAGACGATGAAATCCAAAAATAGTATTATTATCAATTACTTTCAATTTAGAATTTTCTGGTCCTCTATTTCTTCCTTTCATAAACATCATATCAATATAGTTTATATAATTTTGTTGTTGTGATAAATCGGATGAATTTAAAGAATGGTTTAGAAGAAGAAAAATTCCACACATTTAGATTTATATAATAAGTATAAGTTAAAATCTTTATATTGTTTATAAATTTGATAACAAATAGAAAAATATGTATATAATTTAATTTAATTTTATATTATAT